TGATACGATTGATTTGATGATACATGCAGGCAAACAAAAGAAACAAACCACCCCGCCTCTCTCACGTGTGACTTTTAGGAGAGGGGGGCGCACGGCGTCCGATATGCACTAGCCGATGTCGAACAGCGGCAAGCTGACGATCTGACCGGGTTAGGGGGATGCGTGGGGGGGAGAAGCCCGATATAAACTGCGCAGTGTCGGAGATGGCGGTCAACGATCTTACTGGGGCAGGGGGGCAACTCATTCGGTGATTGCAAGAAACAACGGAACAGTGGGGGGGGGGGAGAGCCAACCAAACAGCGTGTCCTCTTCGTCGGTGAGTGAACCGTCGATCGACAAAGAGTAGAGGCCGGTGGTGATAACATCGCACGAGTAAGTCGGGGGGGCGTTGCGGCTGGTGCCGCCGTAGAGCAGAACAGCGGAGCAGAGCAAACGCCCGTCAAGACTTTCGGGGTCCTCGTCGATGAAATGGGTGACGGCGGTGATCAAACTAGAAATGGGCGAAACCGCCGACATCAACCTCGAGCTTGAGATAGAGGGCCGCCTGACCGGCTGAGGCGGCAGAGGCGCCGGTTGCCTCGTTAGTGAGCGCGACGACAACGGCGGGGGCGTGGAGACCGGGAGCGATACCGGCGAGCGAGCGAGAGATATTGGTTGGGTGGGGCCAGTTAAGCGTGAAATCGGCCTGGGTGTTGATGGTGTTGGCAGAACGCCAGAACACGACTTCGGAGCCGGGGAGCTCGGCGACAGAAGCGAAGGTCGCACCAGCGACATTGAACGAGACGGGCACGATCGCAAAGGCAAGGTCGAGGTTACAGCCCTCAACCCGACCCAAGGAAAGCTTGAGTTCCCGGCAGACGGCGGTGGCGTGGATGCCGGCGTATTTGATGACGGGCTCAAGCTCGGCGAGGGCAACGAGAATGGGCTGGGGGGCCGGGTGGGCGTTTGAGGCCTCTTGGGGGTGGGCGATACTGAAAAGTCGCCGAGCGCGAAGGGATCGTCGAAAAGAGACGCCGGCGGAGTCGAAACCGGCGGCGGCGGCGACATGGAGGCTGGGGGCGGCTGGGGCAGCATCGTTGGACATACTAACAGAGAGAAGGGCGACCGGGCGCGTGCGAGGCCGGTCCTAAGGGCACGCCCGGGTGGACTATTTCTTTCAGCCTGGGGGGGGGAGCCAGACCGCCATGCGTTACCTTCACCCCTCGCGGGGCAGGGCGTAGTCTCTACAGCGTCGACACATGCGTCGAACGGGGCCTCGGGTTCGGATGCCGAGGGACCTTTGCGGGCGTAGTTCCGCTCTCCTCGTCTAACCAGGACGATCAGCATGGACAGAACCTCAGTCAAGGGACCAGCGGCCTAGTGGGCGGCGAGGTTCATAACACGGCGGGCACATCGAGTGAACGACATCGGGGCCGCCGTGCGTACAGCCTTGCGGCTGGGCATCCCACATCACTCAACACAGGCGGGCACAGCAAAGTGACCGCGTTGTGAGGAAAACCTTTGCTTGGGCGGGGTAGTGGCCGCTTGGGGGCATATTGTGCGTGCCGTCGCAGGGGAGCGCATACCGGCGCGAGGGGTCGAATTCGATATTGCGCGACGACGAGCGCTGTCAGAGCAGAGCAGGGTTGTTATCCACAGCGGTCGAGTTAACGAGCTGATTGTGGTTGTCACCTGTTGATGAGGGCTCCAAGTATCCGTTTACGACCGTCGAGTGAACGGCAGCCTACGGGCCTCTTGGCAGGTGGGTCATCCTTGTTTCAGGGACCTCTTTATGGTGGTAGGGGGGGAGTCTAAAAGGAGCCGGTACGGAGCGAGACAGTGCGGGAGACAAGATCGTAAAGACGGTCGGAGGTGAAAGAGCTGGGGATCATAGTGGCCTTGGCGAGCGCAGGGAGCACCACACCGGCAGAGCGGCAGTGGGTGACAAGCGCGTCGAACACTCGGGCGTACTGGGGGTCTTCGGGATAGGGCAGGGCGACCATCTGGTCGCAGAAAGAACGATAGAAATCAGTGTCCTTGGGGCGGGAGATGATTGCGGTGTCGAGCCGGTGGGACATATACTCGTAGTCGTAGGACAGTGTGCCATGGCGTATATGGTGACCGAAAAGATGGCCTTCGGTGGTGTGTTGCACCTTTGGGGCCATCTTCCAGTCTTTGGGGCTGAATGTCGCGAGGTGGCCCAGACGTGCGCCGAGCAGGGAGTCGTCACCACCGAAGGCCTGGGGGACCGAAACGGTGTCGGCGTAAGTGCAGTTGGTGAGGGCGAGATTGTTCAGCGTGTTGAACAAAAACGTGTAGCGCGACCCGGAGTGCTGCATGATCCCGAGGTTGCCGCCCCAGAAACGGGTGCGGATGGCCTCGTCGCAGAACTGGCGGGTATACTCTTTGGGGACACCGATTTGCGAGAGCAACCAACTGTCGAACTGAACAAAGGCACCGTCGACACCGGAGTCCCACGCGGTGTAGTCGGTCTCGGTGAACGTTTGGACCGTGGTGAGATGACGTGAGCACCAAGAGGCGAGTTCGGAGGTCGTGCGGCGGAGGTGGAGATACACATGGCTGGGGCACTCGGCAAGAACGACACGTTCGAGAGCGAGGGCGAACACAGCGTCACGGAAAGTCTTGGCCATTGGGAACTGCGTGACGATTTGTCCGGGTTTGGCAGGACCGAACCACTTCTCGGACTTGCGCACCACCTGCGTCTTCAGGAAAGTGCGGGTGAAATACACGTCCTGGTCGACGACTTCGCGGGCGATGGACTTTTGGATGTCCCGGAGTGTGCGCTTGGAGCACCAGGAGTCCAAAATATCGTCGGCGCACTGGTCGAACAGGGCGGTCATATCGCGTTTCCGGCCGAATGCGGGGAAGACCTTGAGAAAACCAGACTTGAGCTGCTGGAACTTGCGTTTGTTGCGGGTGGAAACCAGCTCAGCAGCGTTGTCCTCGGGGGAGGACACGCGCATCCGCTTGGCATATGACGCACGTTCCGTGGCAGGGTCGAGGCGGGTGTGGTGGAGGGGACCGGGATGGCGGCCGGAGGGGAACTGACGGGACGCAACACCGCTGTGGGCGAGCTCGCGGGCCTCGCGGAGTGGCACGTCGGCAGGGACATGAAAAACGGGGTCGGAGGGGACCGTGGGGGTTGGCACGGTTTCAGGCGGTGGGCTTGGGAGGGTGGGCTCGCGTGGGATGCCGGGGAGTGTTGGGAAAAAGAAAGACAGGGCTTGATTGGCTGCGGCCGTGTCGAAATTCGCGGCGGTGGGGAGAGAAGGGACAGTGTCCCCGGAGAAACCGACGAACGGGAGCGCTGGGGCTTGTCCGCGGAGCGAGGGGACGCACGTCCGGATATGTTCGCTGACGGCGCGGGCGATCAGTCGGTCGGGGTCGGAAGCGGGGGTGAGCAATGCGTGGCCTGACGTGGCAGAGACACCGACAAGTGTGGCTGCGATCGGGGAAGAGCCCCACACAGCGTTCGTGGGTGGGAGGGTGGCCTGGTCGAAATTGATAAAAACATTGCCCTGAGCGCGTGTGAGCCCGACCCACACTGGGGCGTCGGTCATCGAACTGCTCATACCGCCGAAATCGAGAGTGAGATCGCCGGCGATATCGAGGCCCTGAGTGAGTGACGTGACAAAAGCGGTGGTGCCGCCGAGCTGTTTTGTGTTTTTGAACCGGGGAGAGGTGACCAAAAGCGGCGTGGTGGGCACGGGTTGGCTGACAAAAAACAGGTTGCCGGTTCGGCGGCTGAGTGTCGGGATACCGAGAACATCGGCGACGCCGGGCGCGAGACGGTAGGACAGCGTGGCGTAGCTCAGGCCGGGATGTAGTTTTAAAAGAGACGCGGCGATGGAATCGAGGGTGTCGGTTTTCGCGTCCTCGGCAGGGAAAGAACAGCAGGTTTGTGCGGGGTCGCCGGTGATGATAATCCTGTTGAGCATCGGGTTCGCCTGGATGAGGACATCGAGCGTGCCGGGGGGAAACTTGGTGAAATCATCGAGCACGAGGGTGCCGTGGAGACCTTTGCGGAACACCTCCATGCCGGCAACATAGTGAGTGGGGTGGAGATTGGGCAGTGGGAGAGAGTTGGTGGCGGTGGCCATTGAGGACACCAGATCGCCAGGGAAAGCCCAGAAAGTGTCGGCGAGGTTGGTGACGAGGGTGCGGGCGAGTGTGGTTTTGCCGCAGCCGGCCACACCGAGCAGAGACACAAGTTCGACAGATCTGGGGGGGAGATCTTTGCACATGCGCCGCACGGAGGCGCCGAGACTGCCGTCACTTTCGCGCACGAGCCACGCAGAGGGGTGGTTGCGGAGATCTTCGGAAAGGAGATCGGACGCGTTTGGTTGGCTCTGGTAGACCACACGGGAAGCGGTGAGCCCGACTGCGGGGAGTGGCACATACGCCTGGGGAACGGCAACGGGGAGGGCTTGGTTGAGCGTGACGGCGGCGTGGATGGCAGAGGGGTCCCAGCGGTTCAGATCGCGGTACGGGTTCAGCGTGCGGGCAAACGTGTGGGGCACAGCGCGGAGCATGTGCAGGAAAGTGGGGAGTGCGAGGAAAACTGGGCTGAAACCGACAATGGGCATCTGAGGTCCCACTGGGGGAGGGGCGAGTTGGGCGGGGAACTGGGGCAGAATAGGAGCGTTCGCCACGCCGATGGGGAGATTGACAATTGTGGCGTGGAAAATAGTGATCCCCTGCACAAGCACGGTGGACACGGTGATGATGAGCGTCGGGTGGTCGGCGGCAGGGGCCATAGGGAGCAGAGGGTTGAGCGCAGTGGGGGTGACGGACTGCGCAGTTGTCTGCAGGCCCACGCCGTAGAACGCGGCGATAAGTGACATCTGTGGATAAGCCACAAGACCGTAGTAGTTGCAGGAGTGGATATCGTCGGTGGGCAGTGAGGCGAGATACGTGAACATCAGGCGCTCACAGCTGATGCCGGTGAGTGTGGAGAGTGCGTTCCAGAAACAGCTGGTGTTGGGGTCAACACGGCCGACTGGGGCGGGGAGCGCGCGAAGCCGGGCAAGTTTCTCTTGATAGGTGAGGCCGGTAAGCACGGAGTGCCAGGGGTAGTAGGGGTGCCGGGCTGTCCCAGGAGGGATGCCGGTGTTGAAGGTACGTAAAGGGGTCGCGAGACCGGCATGCGGAGTGGTGGTGAGTGGTTGGTAGTTGGGGAGCACAAGCGGGCCGGGCAGAACGGCCGGGGCGTTGGGCGGGGGTGCAGCGGGGGCGGGGGCGGGAGCCACGAACGTGCCGTACGCACCGAGGGGTGAAGGGCCGTTTGGGGCATGCACAGGGAGCAGGGCGGAAGTGGCTGTGGGCGCGGTGTCGACGCGGGTGAGTGCATCGCAGAGCCAGAGGAGCATATAAAACGGGAGGACCAGGGCGAACACAACACACGTCCCGAGCACGACCAGAGGGGTCTCGGTGCGGAAAGTGTTGGCGAGACTGGTGAAGAAATACATGCTGGGGCGCCAGGAAAACAGCCTGAAAAGACCGGTGGTGTTGGCAGTGTAGCGGCGGACGATGGAGAACAGAGTGAGAGCCAGCCAGCAGTAGAACACAACGCTGGGCCACCAGACGATAGGGACAGGGGTGTCGTGGAGGGCGAGCGCTGTGAACGGTTGTGAGTGGTAGTAACCCCAGTGGAACTCGAAACCGGCCAAATCGCGCAGCAGATGCCAGAGTGCGTGGGGGGCGCGGTACGGGTTGTGGAAAAACCTTGGGAAAAGTGAGGTGTATCCGAACCACGTGAGGAAAACCTGGTAGAGGAAATGGTACCCGGGAGTGGCGGTGAGCCCGACGCCACCGATACCGAACACACTGGCGGCGAGATGGGTGTAGGTGAGGCGGCGGAGATAGGGCATACGGAGAGTGAACCACAGAGTGCCCCACCAGTAGCGAGCGGCGTGCCGGAGTGGGGAGGCGGAGGGGAGAGTGATAGCGAACAGCCCCAAACGAGAGAGCCAGAGGAAAAAAGCTACAACAAGCAGACGGTGTGGGGTGACCTCAGCGGCATAATACCAGAACTTGAGTTGGTCATACAGCGCGGCGAGGGATGAGAACGCGAACCAGCGTTCAGCGAAAGCGACCAACACAACCTTGGCGACCGCCCACCCGAACAGCACGAAATTGACAAGAGCGTACGTGCCGAGGGGTGTGAGATGTGAGGGGTTGAAAAACGCGACGTTCTTGAGGTAGAAGCCGGTGGTCCATGCAGTCGTCGGGGTAGCGAGCGCGGCGATCGGGTGGAGGTCGACCTCGAGACAGTGGGCAGGCGGGAAATCGAACATGCCGTGGGCGGAAAGCGTATGGCGGAAAGCGCCGAGTGGGTCAGTCAGCCAGCGCCAGACGAACTGCAACGTGGCCCAGAGAACACCGAACAACGAGGGGCGGAGTTCGCGGGTGGTGCGGGCCTTGTGTGCGAGCAGAGCTGCGGCGCGGCGTTCGGCGTATGTGTAGCGCTCGGGGTGGCTGATATTGTACTGGGCAGCCTTGGCGTGGAAATCGAGCACGTTGTTGCCGGTGTAACGGTCGGCGAAAGCGAGCATTTCGTCGACAAGCTTCTTGCGGGCACGGCGAGCCTCGCGGGGGAGGCCGGGGAGGTAGGCAGAGGGGATTTCAAGCCAGTCTTCGCGATCGAACAGACGGGTTGTCTCGGGGTAGAAGTTCTCGCGGGAGATAATGAAAACATGGTGCGCGCCGTAGGATTCGATGAGCGTGACGGAAAGGTCGAAACCGCGGCAGTGTATGACGTTGGTTTGGAGCCAGAGCACAGCGGTGTCGGGCTGGAAATAGCCGCCGGCGACGTGCCCCTCGGGGATATACCACCAACCGTCGTCAGAACGAGCACGGCGGAGGGTGTAGAGGTCAGGGTAGGTGGGGGGGGCGGAGTCGATAGCCTCAGGGGCGATAACGGCTGTGCACACAAGATGTTGAAGTGCTTGCGAGCTTGTGAACAGCGTTTCGATATCGGCGGGGGTGACCATCTGCAGAACGTCGGAGAGGACCGCGAGGGGGTCAGGCGAAACTGGAGGGGCCATCACGCCGTTGGGGTAGCGCATCAGATCGCGCCCTGTGAGGATCGAGTTGCACACGGAGGTCGCGTCAGAGAAGCTCGGGGTGGACGCTGGTTTGCGGGACATTAGAGTGTACTGCTTGCCGGTGACCATAGCGTGCGCGAGGGAGTGGGCTTTCTGTTCGAGGGCTTTGTGGACAGGATGTGACTTGTCTTTGGCGTGGGGGTTGGACACGAGACCCCATTTCTTTTCATAGAAGGAGTGTGAGGAGGGGATTTTGACATTGGCAGCGAAGGTGATGGCAGAGTTGGCCACGTAGGCGCGCAGCTCGGCAGACAGAGCGGCGCTGGCGAGTGGGGAGTTGACCAGATCGCTGAGGGCGCCGGCGCGTGCACGTGGGCCGGGACGTTCGCGGGGGTGGGTGCGTGTGGGGTGCCAGCAGGAACCGGTGCGGCGCCAGCGGCGGGGGGTGTTGGAGAACTGCACACCGAGATTGAGGGCGTGCAGAAGTTCTTCGGAGCAGAGAGAGCGGGCGTAGGCGTCGGCAGTGGTGACAAGGGGAAAACGGCCGAGTTTCCGCAGTGCGCGCCAGCGTTGGGAGGTTGGGATCGTTGCTAGATAGCAGTAGCCCGGGACATGGGCGAGCGAGGGCGTGGGGCGCGGGCGAGGCTTGTACCAAGCGCCGGACAACCACCATACGGGGCATACTGAATTGGCGGCAAGTAGCAAAGCCGCGGCGGGGACAACGGCGGCGCACCAGAGGGCGGCGATAAAAGCGGGGGCCAACGTTGCGCACAGTAGGAACAAGGCGCACAAAGGGGAGAAGGTGGCCAGAGCTAGAACGGCTAGAGGCGCCACCGCGATAGAGAGCAGCAGGTACCCACCGTGCCGCCAGAAATCGTGTGCGAAGGCCAGCACAAGCGTCAGGAGCCAGTGGGTGAGAGGGGGTGAGAGCCACAACACGATCAGGATATTGAGGAGACCGAGGAGGTGGAGGTGGGCATTGGGCCCAAGCAGTAGAGTCAGATCGAGTGGTGCCCCTGCCAGGAACAGGCACCACAGGATTGTGGGGGAGTCGGTGAGGCGACCCAACCGCATGGGGTTTAATGCGGGGGTGTGCGGTGAACGCGGTTGTTGATGGTGTTGTTCTAGAAGAACGTGG